CATATTTACGTATAGCATCAACACTTTGAATCGCAGCCCCACCAAATGATGGTGTATTCGTAGTGACTAGTGATATTCCAGAAGTAACAACAACTTCAGTTGAACCATTCAAATATGTAATTCTTCCCGCAAAAGAGAATGAAGAAATATTATTTCCATTCTCTCCATTACAAACATTATAACTTACTTCAATTACATTTCCATCAGATAGTTGTCTTCCAAAAACACCATCACCAAAAATAAGTTCATATTGACCATCTTCAATCTCTTGAATCAAATATATGTTTGAATTTGCAGTAACGTTAAACAGATTCTCTGCTAAGGTATATACGGTTCTACTTGTAGAATATTGGTTACTCTTTACTGTAACTTTAATTGTAGAAGTATCAATTCCAGTATTTGGAAGGATAAATCTTTGCTTCTTATTATAAGGATCTTTTACAAAATTAGTAACTACAAAATTACCCTCAACAATATCTACATTATCAAACAATGCAATATTATTGACTACAGGAACTGTCTTATCTTCAGAGATTGTAAATGCATAACTGACGTTTCCAAAAACATTACCTGTAGAACAAACAACTCCTCTCTTCAGAGTCATTGTTAGAGGTGTTGTAGAGAACTCAGTAGTATCTACAAAGAGAGAAATATTTGCCTTTGCTGCCTTTCTTGATCTTGGAACATAACCAATATTTCTTGCAAGAGAAACAACATTTTCACGAAGTGTTGCCGAGTCAATAAAAACCTCATTGCTAACCATATTAGCATTATATGAGGAAATATATGTGTTATAAGCAAGAACATCAACAAGTACGGAAAGATTTGATCCTTCAAAATCATAGTCAGTAAAATTTGAATTCGATCTGAGATAATCTCTAATCGAAATCTTTAACTGATCAAAGTCTAACCCTGTGAAATTTACTAGTGCCATTTATCGAGTTGGCTGTAGAGCGAATGATAATTGCTGTGGTAAAACATCAATGCCAATGATTCTATAACGAATGGTTACGTTAAACTCATTTTCATCGAAATTTGGATTTACATCCACACCAATCAATCTAACTCTTGGTTCATAATTTTCAATTGTATTTCTGATTTCATCTTGAATAATCGATGCTGTAATGTCATCGATATTTTCAAATAATGAACGACTCACTCTTGAACCAAGATTTTCATTGAAAAAACGCTCTCCAGGTAGGGTAAGAACAAGATTACGCACTGAACGAGCAATGGCACTCTCATTTTTAAGAGCAATCAAGTCCGAGGTCAGAGGACTGACCTGGAAAGTCATACTTAAATCTTTAAAACTCTTACTTACCCTCTCTAGAGGCATAAAAATACTATAAATCTATCTTATTTATTAGGGTTTTTTGACTTCATAGAGGGGTTCAGTCCCATAATCCCAGTCATCATAATCATCATCATTACGAATTTGTGAATGAATTTCGTTCTGATGGAAAAAATCGTGTTTTTTGGGTGTTAAATCGTCATTTGCGATCTCACGAAGCATTTTTTGCTTGTCAATCTTACTTTCCCACCCATATTCACTTGCCAAATATTCGGTTCCCCACTGATTTCTCATAAAATTTTGGTCCTTATCAACTTTTTTAGTCATTTTTGCTCCTGATTCGTGAAAATCAGAACTTTTTAAGGGGTTGCTATCCCTTTAATCAACTAAAAATCCTTTTCGAAGATAATCTGAATCTTCAATATACTTATATTTACCATCATTCAAGACTTTTTGGTCATTCCAGATAGGAATCGCAACATTATTTCCATATCGAAAGTCAGGATTACGTCTAAAATGTACCTCAATCAAGTTTCCACCAATAAATTCACAGTTTATCCACTCATAATCACCTTTCAGATCATCTAAGACACTTGGAAATTCTATAAAGTTTTCTATTTTTTCCCACTTAGTCCACTTATAGAGAGGACTTCCCGGTTCCCTATATCCCTTTACAGTTAGAGCGGGCTTTTTCCGGCAGTAATCAACACTTATATGATCACCTTCAAAGATTTCACACCAGAACTCAGAAGGATGTAAAGAGTCTGTGAAGTTCTCAATCCACTCTCTACGAGAGAAACGCCCCATACCCAATAAGTTAAAGGAAGGACGCACAATATAAAAGTCGGACTTAGGAACTGGAACCCCAGGAGGGCCGCAGTTATATCCTAAAATCCGACTTAGAAATAATTTATTATAAACCCAAAGATCTTCATTATGAATGATATCCCACTCTTCAGAAGAATCTAAGAGATACATTATGGTTTTCCCTGTCCTCTATAACGTTTCTTTGCACCATTTCGTGAACTGGAAGCGTATTTTGTATGCTTCCCAAGTCCCTGACGAGTTGATTTGGGTTTAGATTCAATCTTTTGTCCATTCAACGAAGGCCGTTTTGCCATTTAAATTTCCTCCAATTCAAGTTGAGATACATCAAAGTCTTTATTATGATAGAACTCTTGAGAAAGTTCTTCAAGAATCTCAGTACATTCTTCGTAACTGAGATTCTGATATATTTTACGTCCTTTGTAGAGGATGTTAAACATTAGATTACGCGAGTCTTCTCGTGTCCTACTCGAATACGTGGATCACACCAGATCTCAAATCCTTTCTCTTTTGCATCGAGACAGAATGAAACATCTTCTCCACACATATCTTGAACTGCACCAGATTCAAATACTTGCATCTTCGGAGCAAACCAAGGATACTCAAGATTTTCAAAGACACCGTTCTTAATCAGAACCCATCCAAATCCAGTGTAATCAACGGTAAATGGCTTACGACGCTTCTGAATCGATTCAACAGTTTCGTGATTCATCACACCACCGTTCTTACGGAAATCATCTTCTTCCAACCAATGAGCAACTGAAGTTGTGTGACCATCTTCTGTAGCATACCATCCAGCAACGATTTCTTTTTCTTCTCCTTCAGCAGAAAGAGCCATATCACAAAGTTGCCAGAACTTCTCAGTGTTGAATACAATGTCACTATCAATCCAGAGTTGATAATCATATTGTAGTTTACCATCCCAAGGAATCTGCTTCGGACCACGGAGAACATTTGCACCAAGAACTTTACAACGTGCAAAGTTTACCATTGATGAGTAATCCTGTGAAATCTGAATACTCATATTGTTTTGTACCAGATCAAAACAAAGTTGTACAAATGCCTTCAGAAAAATAAACGAACATCCTCTGCCAGGAAGGCAGAAAACAATCGATTTTCCTTTCATTCTTTCTTTGATAGCCTCATAGTCCCATTGCTCTGCTGCTGGTTTGGGAGATGCTGCTTTTACTGTAAATCCTTTTGCCATAAGATTGTTTTTGTTTCAGTTCAATTTTATCAGTTTATATATGTCTTGTCAATGAGATGACTCAAAGACAATTGCCTTATTTGTCAGTACTTCTTCGTATGAAAGTATCGAACGATCTGACACCAACTCTGCAAGGCGCTTGAGGGCGATCCAGGTTGTATGAAATTCTTCTTCCTTCAAAGAATGATAGATACACTTCCCTTGAGCATAGATGTGATAAATTTTTTCTCCGGAAATTTTTTCCATAATTCTTATTTGGTCACCGCATTATATATGAGAACTAAAAGAAACCCAAGGGGCACCCAGATTATCTTAGGATAGCGTATTAACCATCCTGCAAGTACAACCTTCCAGAAATTCCAATAAGGTTTTTGTTTCTTATTTGTATAGTAAAAGGGTCTCATAGGTCCTTGTGGCCACGGAAAATTTTTTTATGTCTTATAGTTCTCACGCTCTTTGTCACCTCTGTAGGTTAGGGTAGTTATGGGTTTTTATAACGGCAGGGCGGGCGGACATAACGCCGCCGTTATACCCGCAACTGCTATTCACGAATGCTCCGAACGAATGGGAGGGGGGGTCACCCCACCCCACGGTAGTCAGTGTGGAGTCCTGCCAGTTCTACCGCAGTGAATCCGTCGATTCCTTCCCGAGCATAAGCGGCGGAGGAGTGGGAGTTGAGCTGGGGGCGACCCTTCACAACGTTGGTGCTGATCCAGATGGTCTGGCGCGTGGTGCGGTCGGATGCGATGTTGTAGAGTGCCATGGTCGGGTGTCGGTTGGACTGAGAGAATTGTAGCACGAAAGGGGGGATCAGTACCCCATCCACGAAAGGAACTCACCCGTATCAATCCGCTCCCCTTGCAGGTGACCATACTCACGGCGGAACTCATAGAGGCAGTCAGGACCGTGCAGATCAGCAGACTCTACGGCGATGTGCCAGGCGATCGTATCATCAGCGGGGTGAGTGCAGTCCCACAGAATGTCAGAGAAGGTCGTGCCAGGAGCGTAGACGTTCAGGCAGTCGCGGAGGGCGGTGGTCATCGGTCGGTTGCTTGTGAACTGAGAGAATTGTAGACGGTAGGGGGGCGATCGGTCAACCCCCCATCGTATCTCAGCGGATCGGAACGTAGGCGACGCTCACCCGATCGTAGAGGCGCTGCCCTTCGAATTCGGCACAGTCGGGATCCTCCAGGCGCTCGCGTAGGACCGCTGCCTCTGCCTCTGCCTTCTCAGCGGAGGCATAGAGTCCGAACAGTTCGGGACGATCGTAGTAGTCGGTGCCAGTGGTGAAGATCGCGTATGCTTCGGTCATCGGTCTGGGGTCGTTTGAACTGAGAGTATTGTAGCAGATAAAGGGGCGGACCCCTCAGATCATCACCGTCGTGGGCAGTGCCCGAACGATGGGGGAGTGGTGGCGGTAGCAGAATTCCCGCAGGTCGTGGATCGACTCACCAGCGAAGTCATCAGCGGTAAAGGTCCAACCATGGAACTCACGGTCGATCTCAGTCAGGGTGTGAGCGATCAGGGAGCGGAGGTTCTGAGTGGTGGTCATTGGTTTCGTTTGAACTGAGAGTATTGTAGCAGGTCGGCGGGGTCTCAGGCGGCGGCAAAGCGGTCAGCGTAGACGGTTTCCAGACTGTACGCTTCCTGTTCACGGGTGGCATCGTCGGTGATACCTGCCAGCGTTTGGCGGCAGTGGATCAACTCATGGATCAGGGTCAGGATGTAGTCTGCCCGTGGCAGGTCGCGCTCAACCTCTACCAGAAAGTCATGAGCATCCTCCTGCTGCTGCCATCCTACCACACCGTCAGCAGTCAGGCGGCGGTGGTGAACCGTAATAGTAGCAGCGCCCAGCAGCGGTTCCTGATCCAGCATGAAGCGGTAGATCTGCTGTGCCAGGCGGGGGCGTTGCTTCTGTCCTGAGGTGAGCAGCATCGGGGGCGTTGCGGTTGTCAGTATTGTAGCAGATCAGAGGAGGCGGGTGCCGTGCTTGCGGATCTCACCAGCGGAGATGCTGACGCCGATGCGGGGATCCTTTGCCTTGCCGTTGCGCTTGGTGGCGTACTGGCGTTGTGCTTTGGGCAGCAGCAGGGAGAGCACCGTATCAGAATCCAGAACCCAAACCTCAGCAACCTGAGCCCCCTCATAACGGGCGTAGTAGTGGCGGGGGTAGCATCCGATCTTATGCTCGATCAGATAGGCCTCCTGCTCCTCCCAAGTCGGTTGAACGCTGATGCCGTTGTAGGTCGCGGAGATCTGAGCGCCGATGGTGCTTTTGTACTCTACAGGGGTGCCATCCGCTTCGAAGGCATCAGCACCGCTGTAGGTATCGGCAACGGTGTGACCCAGCAGGCAGGCAAGGTGGATCTCACGGGACCGAGCATACGACATCGGATCGCCTGCGTTCATTTCCTCTGCTGCCTCATACAGAGCAGCGAAGGCATCCAGGTAGCGTTGCTGGGCGGCGGAGAGGGTAGCGGTTTGCATCGGGTGTCGGTGGTGGGGTTGTCTGATCTGAGAGAATTCTACAGGGCGATGGTCTGGTGATTCTGCAGGCAGTGACGGTTTACCCACTGGCCCACGCTCAAGGGAGGGAGGATCGCAGCGGCAAGGATGGCACGGCGTGAGACCCCTTCGAAGCGGTAGGGTTTCGGTCCGCTGGTGAAGGTGACACAGACAGACCCTCGGATCGGGTTGCCGCTGAGTTTGGCGACAGCAGAGGAACCGTAGGAGTCGATCGGTAGGAGCATCGGGGTCGTTGGTGGTTGACTTGGCCAGTGTAGCAGATCGGGGGTCAGCGCCCCTCAGTGTAGGATCCCAGGATCATCCCATTGCGGCGGACCTCAGCGTACCCATAGTCCTCAGAGAGGGAGAGGCACAGATCCCAAGCGCGACCCTCATCATGAGTGCTCTCATTCTCATAGGGAGCGGAGGGGACGTGGACTTCGAATCGGGTCATCGGGTGTCGTCTGAACTGAGATCAGTATAGGGGCAAAAGGGAAGGAGGGAAGCCCTCCGTTGTGCCACTATCAGAACTGGATGGGTTCAGCAGTGGGGGCAGCAAAGTTGCTGATATTCTCCTGTTCAATTCCTTCCACAAGGGTATCCAGGATCTGCATAATTTGAGAACCGTTGTCACCTTGACGGAGCAGGGAAAGAGCAAGTTCGCGGGTCATGAGTTGAGTGAAGATAGGGTGAAAAGTGGCGGAGTCTTTTATAAGGCGCTGCCGTTCCTATTTGGTTCAGTTAAGGCGCATTCCAGAGAAGAAAGGAAGAATGCCTCCCATTGCATCACGGAAGAACCAAGTGAAGTTCTTTTGGAACACACTTTCAGAACCGATTCCGTGTGCGCTGAGCAATGCATTCAGACGCGATTTGGTGGTGTTGGATTGATACCCACCATCGAAGATTCGCATCCAGGTGTCACCAACTTCTGCGATCTTATGACCGTACAGATAGACATAGCTGACACCATCGATGTTAGTAACTTCGGTGTTGTCTTTTTTCCAGTTACGCTCGGCGGTGATCGCGGCGTTCATCTGGCGTTCGATCTGGCGCATTGGGCGGTTGTCTGAACTGAGATCAGTATAAGGGGTCAGGAGGGGGTCTGTGGTGACCCCTTGTGCCAGTTTAGAAATCGAACACGTCGCCGTTGATCTCAGCGCGGTTGACCTTAGGGTCTGCCCACTTCACACCGTCAGGGGTCTGAGTGCTGCCACAAGCATAGAATGCATCCAGGAGTTCTTCATAGCAGCAGACTTCGTGCTCTTGAATGTAGTCTTGAATGCTTTCGTCGTTCTCAATCCAGAGCACAACATTCCAGGTTTCGTAGTTAGTCCAGCCGTTGTAGGTACGGTCAGTCAGGTTGGTCTGGTAGGTGGTTGCAGTCATTGGAGTTGTCTGAACTGAGATCAGTATAAGGGGTGGAGAAGGGGCATTGTGCCCCTGGTGGACAGTGCCTCAGGCGGCACACTCAGACAGAAGGCGCATCAGGCGCTCGGTATCCTCCAGGATCATCTCGGCACCCTCCAGGGACATATTCGGGCGACGACCCTCGCGGCAGGCGCGGATGTTGTCGATCCACATGCGGCGGTAGTCTGACAGGGCATCGCGCATCACCTGCACTTCGTAACCCACCAGGGGGAGGGTAGCACGCTCAACAGCAAAGGTACGCATCGGGTGTCGTCTGAACTGAGATCAGTATAAGGGGTCAGAGGTCACCAGGTGGCCACCCAGTGGTCAGCCGTCCAACCGTCACGCTCTGCTGCTCTTTTGTCATAATCTTCTGCAGAGTAGAAGTCATCACAATCCCTTTCATCATAAGTGTAGTGATCATCCATACCGTAGGAGTCACCGTGTGCAAAGCTGGTAGTGATCATTGATTCAGTTAAACAGTGTGTTGATCTTGCTCAGAATGCTGTTGTAATCCTCAACAGGATCGTATTCATCATCATCACAAAACTCTCGGTTGTTTGCAACCAGATTGTAGATCAGATCCCACTCAGAATCAGTGAAAAACTCTTTCATTTCAGTAGTCATAATCAGAGTTCAGGTAGTCATTCAGGTTGAAATCTTCGGCATCATCAATCTCAGGAATGTCAAAGATTTCACCAGGAGCATCTTGAATCTCCTGCCACATCTCATCAAACATTGGTTGCTCTCCTTTGGTTGACTCTGATAGTATGGCGCATCTTGTGGCGCTTGTGGGGGTTCAGTGGACAGAGATTCAACTGGCACACTGAAATCGACCGCTGGTAAAGTTAGCGTGAGAGAATACCTCACGATTCACCAGTTTCATCATACCAAACTCATTGGTGAGAACATAACCTTCAGAGTCGATTCTTTCATAACCAGCATAAGGAGAACCCAGATAAGCTGCAGGTCCATTGTTACGACAAAGGAAAAGGCAATCGTCTTTGATCGTCTTCACAAGTGCCCACAATCCGATCAGGTTAGAATCACAATCAAACTCATCAGGATTCACCTCACGACCCTCACGAATACAAGCATTCAGTTGTTGCTTCAGCTTTGCTGCTTCCTTATCAGAAACAAAGTTCACCAGAGTAGACATCTGACGAGCAAAGTTGCAGATTTCTTCTACATCAGCAAACGATTCTTGACAGTGTGCAATGTATGCCTCAGGTTGAACAAACAGCACCTGATCATCAGAAACCAACTGCTGACTCAACGGATACGCAACAGCATCACGAAGATCATAATCTGCCAGGTAGACAGTATGAGGAGCAATGATAACCTCTTGAGAAACTACTTCAGGAAACTGGTAAGTGATCGTATTGGGAGTGTACTCACAATCACCACCAAAACCAATAAAGTCCCCTTGAATGATAGCGTCTGTGCGAGGAAGATAATCAAAGCAAGCGTGCAGAATAGTTGCAACCTCACCTTGATAGAACGCATCAATTTCTTCATGAGAATGTGCAATGCGAATCTTTACTTTGTTGAACACAGCTTTGGTGCCAACGAAGAACTTATCAGTTGCAGGGTTTGTTCCCCATACAATGGCAGGAGCACCATCAATCTTCACGCTCAGATGACCCCGAGCAGTGAACCAATCAAGGCACGAAAGGTCACCCGTGAGGATGGTATCTTCGGGGTGTTCTTGGTGTTTGTTTTGCATGGTCTTAGTATGGCACGGAATCAGGGTGAGCACAAGAGGTCTTATGCCACTAGGTCAACTGTCACTCTCCAGCAGGTGGGGATAGTATTCTTCACATTCAGTGATCAATTCTTCATCAGAATACTTAGCATAACCCTCATCCAGATAATCATAACAAAGCTGGGTCATTGTCTTGAGGTCCATGTCATCCAACATCTGCTGAATGAGTTGATCTTGAAGTTCAGTGCGGTTCATCAATCGTCTCCGAAGTTGTTCATAAGGAAGTCTTCAAGTTCTACAAGTTCCACCTCATCCAATGAGGCAATGTAGTTGTGCAAAGTATCTACTAAAACACCATCATTCTTTTTGCAGGTTTCATACAGAAACTCAAAGAGTTGTGTTTTGGTAGTCATAATCAGGAAAGAACGTGGCGATAATCAATAGATTTGATGCACCAACCCGTGGCGCAAGTGATCTCTTCAATTAGATCATCTTCATCATCTGCCTCCCAGATACTACCAAACACACCATCACGGAGTTCTTCTTTGTACTCATCGGTGAGAGGTTCATCAAACGAGTCATCGAAATCAAACGCAATGTCAGTAACTTGGAATTGCATCGAATCCCTCAGGAACAAACGTAGTATGGCACGAATCAGCACCCAACGCAAGGGGTCGTGGTCAGTTCGGGAAGTGGCACTGGCTGCCCACGAATGCCCCCGTGGCTGCCTTATAATATGGAGACAATCGGATGAGAGGCGGGGTAGCCTTTAAGACGAAAACCATCGCCACCGAACCTGCCAAAAAATATTCAAAACGAAAGTATAAAAAAAGGGAGGCATCTCTGCCCCCTTTGTTATCAGTGATCGCGGAAAATGTACACTTGGCGATAACCTACCTCACAGGCAGTATAATCATAACGCAGGGAAGAATCCCACGTTGCTTCCCAATCAACCACAACGATTGAAGGAATGTCACCATAGCAACTCTCTACGGTTTCCTGTGCGAAATCAGCAGTGGAATCATACATTCCCATATAACGATCGTCACAATCTTCAATGTCAGCAACGCATCCCATTTCTTCAATGAGAGCATCTACTGCCTCATAACCGATTGCTTCACCAACACGCACATACTCTTCATAAAAGAGAACGAAGTTGGTCTCATTACGCTCATCAATGAACTCAAGCATATCTTCAAGAGCATAATTCTCTTCAAGAAGCTCATCGATCTTGGCAACTGCATCTTCGTGCAGCATTTCACGATAGGAAGCAGTCAGAGTGATGGACATCAGGTGAATTCCTTAGGAACGAATGTAATGTAGGACAGATAGGGGTCAAAGTCAACCCCCAGTGGACACTTCTCAGAC